ACGGAACCGAGGAAAGCTCCTGACCATTTTGATTTTGATTTGGTAAATACCTCAGACCCGCCAAGGTCAGAGGACTTCTTAATTGCGGTATCGCCTTCTACAGCATCTACACGCTTTTGAACACCATCAATGGTGCCCTTGATTTCAGCAACAGCATCACTAAGTGCGCTGTGCTTTTCTGCCAACTCAAGAATTCTAGCATCGACATTTTTGCTGAAAGATTCAACAGATGTTTTAATTTCTGTTACCTGTGCAGCGTTTGCCTCTGTAGCCTTTGTGAGTGTCTCGGAGAAAAAGCCTTTTAGATCGCCTAACATTTTTGCAAAATCAGGTTCATCAACCATAACTTCTACTGTATCGGCTGCTTTTTCAACGTTGTCGGCAGAGGTATCTTCAGCTGCAACTTCTGCAACTTCTGATGATTTGTCAAAAAGATTGACGTTTGCTTCATCTGCTACTGGAGCTTCAACAGCTTCTTCGACAGGTGCTTCTACGACTGCTGCTTCTGCTTCTGGAGCTTCTACAACATTATCAATGTTTGTATCTGACATTTTATTACCTCCTTCTACGTTTGCCTGTTTTGCTAATTGTGTTTCAGGCAACGGTAATCTTGACTTCTTAAATGAAGCAAGAATCTTATTTATTTCTTTTGACTTGTTCATATCAGAACTTTCAACCCAGCCTATTAGCGTAGCTGGCTTTCCTGATACTGGTGATTCAAAAGTTTTTTCTGTAGACATGAATACTGAGTCGCTGTCTTCGCAGTAAAAAATATTTTCGGTAACAACTTCGGTTGCTAATCCTTTGTAGATCATCTTTCCGCCTACTTTTTCAATAGAAAAAATATTACATAATTCGTTTGCTGGTGAATCTACAATTGAAAGTTCTACTAGGTCGTAGTCTTTAATAAATCTGACTGCTTCACCTGTAGCTTTGTTAACTTCATTATCTGACTCTTTAATCTTTCCGCCAATAGAGAAACCAGAAAGAGTGCCGTCAAGAACTTTTTCCCAAGTATCTTGTGCACCCTTTGAAATGTATGATGTTACATAAACACCATTATAAAATGTTTGAGACTTCTGATCGTAGTATGTTTCTGGTTTGAAAGAAACAACTTTACCAACTGCAATTGACTGATGCATCTCACGAAGATTTCCTCTGAAATTTTCAAAAGCTTTGATGCTTGCCTCTGCTGTTACTACGTCGCCTGTTTGATCTACGTTATCTAATGTAGCGAATCCAGACACAGTTCTATTCTCACGATTGACCTTTGTAAAGGGTACGGAGAGATGAAGGTTTTCACCATCGGTTGACCAGTGTGACTTTTCGATGTTCATATGCTTAATTTTATAGGTTTATCTACTCTAACGCAAATAGCAGTTGATTAAACTTATTTGACTTTAGGACCATCGCCTTTAGGGTTTCTGGCCTCTCCGCTTTTATCTGGGGCATTGGCAGATCTTTGCTGATCTCTCTTTTTATTGCCCGTCGACTTTGCCTTTTGGTCAGCCACCTGCTGTGGCTTTAAATCTACCATTTCATCGCCACCCTCTACTGTTGTCATATTTTTTCTAATACGAACTTCGTTAGGGGTAATGACCTGCATTCTCAAATAAATTTCGTCAATACGGCTCTGGGTCTCTTCGTCAGTAAGGCTGAGTTCGTTAAACTTTAATTGGACAACATCTGTTTTTTCCGCAATTAAATAATTTAATTTCTTTTCAAGTCTATCCTGTGCTGGACGGCAAACCTGCTCCTTAAATGTTTTATCTGCATCTCTAGCAGCAGCAAGGTTAATTCCTTCTGGAATACCTATCTTGCTAATTGGAACACGGTGAGCTAAAAGAATTTCATCTCTATTAGACTTACGATAGATATTNAATGAAGACTCTTGCTCTCCTGCCTCAATTGGCTCCATTTTAAATTCAGTCTTTGAGTCTGGAGTATCTGCTGGAAGAGGAATNTATAATGATCTATGATTCTTTCCTTTTAATCCAACCTGGAAAAATTCAAGAAGCTTTCTTTCTGATTCTGGTGAAAGCTTTGCTCCCTTTACTGTAATAATATATCTTGGTACCGCCTTATTTTCAAAGTAGTCCAAGTTATATCTGCCAGCAAATTCATTACCTGCCAAAGCTTGCTGGGCAGCAATAATATCTGGAACTCCATAGTAGTTGTTCATCGGAGTNTACTTCTTTAAATGTATAATCTCGTTTGGTCTGTCTTCTTGTCCAGCAATTGGGCTAGGGGTTTCAAGGTCTCCAAAATTACGGAAGTATACAGCCTTGCCATAAAGCAATTGAATAAACCCGTCACGGAATCTACGCACACGCATTGTCTTAGCTGGTATGTGGCCGATATAGCCTATATCTCCTGCTGTTGTACGTCCTATCTCTATGTAGCCGTTTCCAGTCGCCTCAAGGTCCGTGTAGGCCTTTATAAGGGTCTCTGTAAAGGACTCCTCTTCATTACAATCATCTAACCATTTGTCTAGCTGTGTCTTTATTCTATCAATCTTTGTGCGAGCTCGATCTAATTGCTTTTGATCTGTAATTGCATCCATTGCATCTTTTGCCTTTGATGTTTCTGCAAACATATATCCTAGGCCAACGATGTTTGAAACCTTTGCATTAATAGCCGCATAGTTGTATGTTGAAACTTCGTAAATCTTTGAAAGGTATTCTAAATTATATGTTGGCTCTACAAGGTCAAATAATGCATATCCGCTAATAGCCTGTTGCAATAAGTTTTGCTGTGTCCCGACCCCACTTGTTCCTACAAATGCTTTAGAGAAATCTCTGTTTAATTTGCGTTTAAAATTTGTTCCTAGCCCTCTAAGCTTTTTAATATCTTCTAGCCCAAGGTTGAATGGATCATCATGCTCTTCAGATTTTTTAAATGAGAACCAGTCCGCTGTATTAGATATATCAATAGTATCTACGCTATTGATTTCATCTTCTATNGATTCTAATCTTTTTGTCATTGTACCGCTCCGTTTCGCAACATTGAGTCTTTATAGACACCGATGTCTAATGGGTCTGGTGTTAGCCCCCACTTTAATCTTTCGTTCTGGTGTTCAAATTCTTCATCATCAATTTTTCTGCGTCCTGAAAGGAACTTGGGATTACCCTCATATATACCATATGAGCGAACTTCTCTAGCCAAAGCATCGATCTTGGATCTGTTTCCTTTTTTGGCTGTGACTGATAGAAAGTTTCCATCATCGTCTCCAATCCATCTGCCATCAGGCATTTCCCACACATATATCCCTAGTGTGGTCTCTTCAATGATTCGTGTATTTTTATTTAAGATATCCATAGTACTCAATCATACCATTATCAACGGCTAAAGTCCAAATTTTGTCAACTGATTGACACTTATTATATGGATATTGCTTCAGGCTCGACAGAAACAACTAGGTAAGCGGTAGAATTTGTACCAGAGGTTGACTCATATACGGTCATTAGGCTATCGGATACTGTATTTATAATATTATCAGTATATAGCTGATAGTGCCTTGCCACATCATACTGCGTAAATGCTGTAGGATATATACTTAGATTATTATACATATTGTTTCCGCCAGACTTACTGTCTGCTTGATTTTGGTTAAATTTAAGATTTGTGGTTGCTGCTGTAGATAATACAATTACTACATAATGAGGAAATCCTATAGAGAAAAATTCGGATATATTGGTAGCAGATGTTCTATCTATTCCATTTACATAGATTGAGGATACTCCTGTTTTGCTGATTACCCCCGCATTATTCCATTCATATATTTTTGAAGGTGCTGAGAATAATACGTTCTCTGTGCCGTTTGGTGTAAATACAAGTTCTATTGTCCGAGTAGACAGATCTGAATTAATTGTAAACCCATGCCCGTTATGCATTTTGAGCCCGTTATTTTTGTTGTAAGAAAGGATTGTGCTGTTGTATCTAGGAAGGGCATAGTCGTAACTTGAAGATATATAATAGCCGAAGTTGTCGCAATAGAAATCTTTATTTTTAAANAAGTCTATGGTGATGGACTTAAGTATAGGTAAATATTTTGATGTATCCGATGAAGACATTGTTACNTGCAGATATAAAACCGATCCTATTTGATTATCATTTTTATTAAAGAATGGCAGCGGTGATCCATTTACACAATTTACCCAGGTAGTTCCATCCAGACTTGCTCTAACTAATATGCCATCTGTATCTGATTCCCAATATATCTGTGAGCTAGTAATCCCAAGCGTATCTGGTATTATAATTGCATCTGTAAATGTAAAGCTGCCTGCCAAAGAGCTATCAAAATAAAGATAAGATTCGTCAACCGACAATTGAATATTTTCATTAATAAAGTTTTTCCAGGATTTAGACTTTGGATATGAGTATGTCATTACTGGTTTCATCATTGCTGTATTCATGCTAAACAAGTACCCTCCATCATTACTTACAATCTGAGAGTATTTAATTTCTTTAATNCCGTTTTTGTAATGCTTAAGCATCTGAGAGTCTGATAAATTAAATTTATAAAAAGCAACACAGTCTATAATAAAATTATTGGCTGCTGGTCCTGCTTGAAAANTGACTGATGAATTACTAAATTTATATTTATCTAGACTGATAAAGTTTACAAGAGATCCNTTTATATAAAGAGAAATTTTGTTAGTAGAAAATTGGCCAACTACGTACAGAGACTCAGTGTTACTTACTTTATATTGCGTAGAGTTTGTTCCTACCTTAAAAATTAAATTACCGTTTTTATAAAACAATCCTATTGAGTTTGCTGAGTCTCCGACAATGCACACTTCGGACGAAGAGTATTCTGGCAAAACAACCCAAGCTTCGATAGAAAATGAATTATCTGCGTAGAATGAATTAGCAATTCCAGGAACATTNAAATTTACTAGAGTATCTGACAATACTTTAGTTCCTCTTATTCCACCAGCTATCAGTGGCATAAGCTCGCTAGAGGATGCATTAATGGCATATCCGTCATAGGCATTTCCTGAATAATCGTATACTGGTAGCCCGCTTAGCGCTGAATAAGAAACGCCTCTATCTCTTAGGTCTGCATATGTTAAAAATGTAGATNTGAGGCTTGTATAAGATCCCACTGTACCCGATCTTACTTCATCTAAAAGATAAAATGATGTTGGCTTATCTTGTAAGACTGTATATTTATATGACATGTCTTACGCCTCTTCTAGTGCTTTTACTCTCGCTGAAAGTTCTTGTACTGCTTTAATTAATGGAGATATAAATTCTTCATATCTAAGCGCTTGCTGACCATCTAAATCACTTGTGTGAGATATTACCCAGCCACCAAAGTCTTCTACGTTTGTTTCTTCAAGAACGCTTTTAACTTGCTGTGCAATTAATCCGTAATGAGTTCTATTTCCATCTAACCTATTATATTTAACTGGTTCTAATTTATTAATAAATGATAGTCCTAGATCAGATGGCAATATGTTTTGNTTTGTTCTTTCATCTGAAACAATAGTAGCTGCATTAGTTAAATAAATGTTTTTCCAAGTTCTTGTGGCGGCATCTGTACCAGAGTTAATAGGACCAAGTAGACCTAATGTAAATGTTGCGGTTGATGTTGGAAACCAGTTTGAGTTTACGCCTACAGAAGAAGTCACTGTGGTATTTAATCCAATTCTAGTTGCAATTGGATCAATACTTGCTGTTGCTCCTGGTGCACCTTGTGCTCCGTCTGCTCCAGCTGGTCCTGGTGCACCCTGTGCTCCGTCTGCGCCTCTTGGTATAATAAAATTTAATCTTACATCAGAAGATGTACCAGCGTTAGTTACAATTGCATTTGTTCCTGGCAAACCTGTTGATGTTGAGATAACCTGGATTGTTGCAGCGGCATCTCCTTTTGGTCCAGTGGAACCAGTAGATCCAGGAGATCCTTGCGGTCCTATAATAGATGTTCCTGAAGGCCATGCTCCAGAAGCTTTGGGTCCAAAAATAGTTTTGCTTGCTGTGTTAATATAAAAATCTCCATTAGAGCCATTGCTGGAGGTTGGGTCTACTATTCCATTAAGAACACTGTTTCCGCCAATACTTGTTCCTGCTCCCCATGCTCCGCTTGCCTTTGGTCCAAAGATTGCATTACTTGTAGTGTTAATATAAAAATCTCCATCAACACCAGTTCCAGCAACTGGGTCCACTGAGCCATTTAAAACACTAGACCCTCTAGGGCCTGTTGTTCCTTGTGGACCTGGATTAGCTGCAATAAATGCAGCAATATCTGTTGCTAGTACCCCTAAGTCTCTCGGGACATCTGGTGAGTCCGAGTAGCTTGGAAAGCGCCATCCATTAATTCCTGTTGTAGCCATTTTTTAATTATACCACCTATCAGTTCAATTTACTTCTTTTAAACATAAAAGCTGGACACATATACTTATATCCTGAAGTTATCTCAGTAGACTCATGGTAATATGGCTTTACTGATGGGAATATTAATAGACTTCCTGGTTCTGGTCTAATGTTAATTCCCTGCTCTCTAAATATTACATCTCCGCCTTCAAAATCATCATTAAGATATAAAACAAGAGATGCTGTTAGCCTAGCTTCATCATCATCTTCTTCACAATCAATGTGTGGACCCATTTTCCCGCCTACGTGATATTTTCTAATTGTNATCTCATCTGGCAGATAACCTAGATCTTTTTGAGTTCTAAAAGAATAGTCTTCTATGCATTGCAATATTGCATCATGAATTTCTGCAATAATTAAAAAAGACTCTTTGTCTTGTGACAAATCGTATCCGATTCTATATCCCCCAGCTTTAAACTCACCAAATACATCGTCTGGCTGTGTGCTTGAAACCCATGGAGTCCAGTTGGTTAGAGTTGTATTATTTTCTATCTTGCCATCTAGATCTTCAATCTTTTGAATTAGTGCTGCTGGATCTTTGATTACTTTTTTATAATAATATAAATTGTCTGCTAATACTTCTTTTATTATCATTCTCTACCCTCTGGCATTGATGGCTTGCCTTCTGGAGTTGCCCATTTTTTATAAAGCTCTTCCTGCTCTGCTCTAACTTGCTTTAGCTCATCAGCCCAAGCTTGTTTTTGTTCTTCTGAGTATACGCAACTTGCATCATCCCAGAAAGATCCGATAGTATATCTGATTCCGCCTTTAACTGTTGTAACCATGTGTTCTCTTTGATGTCCGCCAGCAAAAAATGCAGCAAGGCCAATCTCTGGCTTGATGTCTATGCTTCCATCTTTAAACTTTAAATGACCACCTTCGAAATCATCATTAAGGTAAATAAATACTGCATACTTACTTTTTTCAAAAGCAGTTGGATTTCCATGTTCATCTGAGTTATCTGAATGATAGTCTGCAAATGCTCCTTCGATCCATCTCTGTGCGTGGTAGCTAACTTCGTTAACTTCAAAGCCTAGCAGCTCTTCTGTTTTAGATTTTATTTTTTGCTTAAGCTGGCCAAAAAAATCTGCGTCCAGGCCAAACAGCTTTAGCCTATCATCTGTCGGCCAGTAGCCCATAGCTTGTGATCCATAGAATGATATCTCATTCCACTTNAATACTTTGTTTTCTACAAGGTAATCAAAGTATTTGATTACTGCTTCACAAGTATCCTTATCAATAAAATTTTCTACTATAAAAAATTCATCTCTAATTTTTGGAATACTCATGACTCATATCCTAAATGCTTTCTATTTGAATACCTCATGTTTTTTGGGTTTTCTCTTTCAATTCTATCTGACTCCATTTTTGCCCATCTGTAGGCACCAAAGTGTCTCTGGTTACCTAACCATTCTGGGGTACCGTCAAAATAGTGTTGTATAAAGTTTCTAATAAAAAACTTTTCTCCTTTTGTAATAACTCTTACGCCGTGAAAATATGGCTCTGTTGATGGGAAAACAAGTATGTCTCCAGCTTTTGGTTTATATGGATAATATACTCCATCAATAACAAATTCAATATCTCCGCCCTCATAATCGTCATTTATATAGGT